GATGTTGTTAAGGATTTGCAATTTAATATACCAATAACAACGCATTTTCGGGCTTTTCTGGGGGTATGAGAGAGTACATTTTTAATGCAAGTATACGCAAAGTATACAGATTTTTTATATCATATTGATTGCATCAAGCAAATCCTGAAGGTCTTTTTGCACATACACTTTATTGGTTACACCATCCTTAACATGTCCCAGGATTGTTCGCTTGGCATTCTCATTAACACCGGCACGATCCATCATAGATGCACAAGTATATCTTGTATCATGCGGTAGATGATCAGCCTGGATGATCTGCATGGCAGGAGCCCAAATAAAATTCAAAAAGCCAGAGCGAGAGTATCTATGTCCGTTATGGTCAAGAAGATAATCTCCGGATGATTTCATGAGTTCTTGGACATAGGAATAGATTTTATCCGCAAGGGGGATTGTACGGCTCTTCCCAGCGGCAGTTTTAACACCACCGGTCATATATTTTTTGTCCATATGTACATCTGCCTTTTTAATCCGCATGATTTCCTCAATACGCATACCAGTATATATCATTATAAGCACTATTTGGATATTGTGATCCTGTGAGCGTTTCCATAGAGCATCAACTTCTTCACGGGTAAAGGCTCCATGAATGCCACGGAAGCTTTTCCTGTACAGAAATTCCACATCATCTATAAAATTGGTTTCGATATATTTTTGCTTACGGGCAAGGTCAAAAATGCCATGCAGTGCAGTTTTGAGATTGGTTATCGTTGAGGCAGACATGCTCTTAGACTGATCCGCAATATCCTGTATGTCCTGGTAGCGGATGTGATCTATAGCCTTACCGTGGATAGGGGAGCAGCGCTTGATGGCCGCACGGTAAGATTGTTCCAGCTGCGCTGACACTTCACCCTTTCGGATCCTGACATTGTCCAGGTGACGGGCAAGCCATATATCAGAAAGTTCACCGAATGTAGGGCAGGCTCCTGAGGGCGTAATCTCGATTGAAATTCCTGCGTTGTAATTTGCAAGCATGATTTGAGCCTCTTGCTTCCCTTGCTTAGTACGTTCAAAATAACCGAGATATTTGTAATCAATAATCTCTTTCCCCTGTTTGTTAAATTTCTTTCCGTTTGGTACACGGACGGCAATAGGGCGCCGCCGGCCTTTTCCAAGGTCTACAATGCTTCCATATCCGGGTGGATTTTTCATAGCATCATCCTCCTTTCGGGCATAAAAATGCCCGGTGCTTGTAATTTCACCGGGAAGATGATACAATTCACTTGTCTAAGGTGGATCGTATCGGGTTTCCCGATGTGGTTCCAAATTCCGCTCCTGTTGGCGCAGGGGCGGTTTTTTAGTTTGAATGTTTCATTTTTTGGCTAATACGAAATTGTTCAGCGTCTGGTACATCTACAAATTCAACAGTTTTATCAAAATTTTTCCGTACTACTTCTTTTATCTCATCTAAAGTGACATTGAAAAATTCACGTCTTTGGTTTACCATATTTAACTTGCGATCTTCAAACGCCCTGTGAAGGGCAGCCTCTAACGCTGGTGCATCATCGGAAAAGATCATAGCATGAACATCGAATTTAAATGGAACAGAGGCATCCCCTAACTCATCAACTCGCTCCTGAGGATCAAGTCGGCGTGTCATACCTATTTTGTAGATATTCTCACCAAAAGATCCAACATTTGAAATTATATACACATAGCCAGCGCGCATATTTGCTTGTCTGTAATCAATATCAGCAAGAGCACGATCTATATCAGATAATTTATTTTCTAGCTCATTTTTCTTTTGTAGCAAATCTTCATTGGAAGGATTGGAGGATATTTGTGTTAGTATTTTTTCGTATGCAGTTTGATAATGTACTTGCTCTTTCTCAATTTTTCGTTGTTGCTCTTCCAATTCTTTTTGGACTTTAGCCTGTTCTCGTTGCTCTGCTCTGGCAGCTTTATCCTCTTCTTTTTCCTGTTGCTTCTTTTGTTGGTATTCAAATGCAAGGCGTAATTCCTTAACTTTGAGTTCCAGGTACCGATGAGTGATACTAATATTCATTACGGATCCAAGTCTTGAAATAGTATCTGCAGACCGATATATTCTGTCAAGGGAGGTATCAAAATTTGTATACTTAACTTTAGATATAATGTCATCACACTCAGTATTAAATGCCCTTAACAAAAGTTTTTTGGTGTCAGACACCATTTTGCGACCTTGTGATTTATTTCCATTTACTAGCCAATCCGTAACACCAGATACAGCAATTTTCTCTCTTATTAAATCTTTTTGCTCCTGACGTACATCAGCTAATTTCTCTTTATAATCAAGGGCTGATGCAAAATCATATGTAGGCTTATAGAGACCAAATTCCTGGACTAATATTTCATCATCCATGACTACTAATTCAGTCTTTTTCTGTGCGATTTCGTCATCTACAACTTGCAACTCGGACTGCTTTTGAGATAAAAGGTTTTGCAGGTCGTCTATATTTTTTTGGAGCTTTATGCTCATATCTATCAAATTAGATGCATTTTGTAATTCTGGTGACAGCAAAGTTTTAAGTTTTTTATTTTCTGCTTTTATTGCTGAAATGGTATGATTGTTATAAAGTGCTTTCAATACTTCTTTCATCTCACTTACCTTAAAAGCGCAGTAGATCCATCTGATAATGAGAGTAACAGATAGTAGAATAAACATAACCGTGAACAACTTATTATATTGGTTATAGGATCGAAAATTTAATAAAAATCCAATATCAAAAAATAAGAGTATGAACGATACTATAATCTTAACAGTGCCACCAGATTTCTTTTTAACATTTGCGTTTAATGAACTGGAAGTAATGACAGAAGTAGCAACAGGAGTAGCATAAGCTTGGCATTTTTTACAATACCAGCCCTTCTTGGTATAACTCATGTAGCCATTGCATTTAGGACAATTCATGTAATTTTCCCCCCACACACTTATAAAATTTGAAATACGGCGAGCGTAGGAACAAAATAGATCACATAGTTATCTACCTGCACATGTTCACCATATTTACTTTTATAACGTTCTAAAGCATCCGTCAGAAACTGCTCTGCGATATCGAGATATTCTGCCATCTCATAAACATTGTTACACCCGGCTTGATAGCAGGAGATAATGCCCCGTAATCCTATCAAACGGTTATACGCCCACATCCGGGCTTTTAATTCCTGCTTTCTATTTGCGGCAGAGGATTGGTCAATAATGTTACCCACCGTGGTTTTGTAATGTCCGATCTCTTCGGCCAGTATGCAGTTTCTTTTAGCATAAGAACGGACATTTTTGTTTATGCCAATAACATCATTATTAATGAGACCACTTGCTTGAGACTGAAAGTTTGCATTTTCGATAACATATAGATTTTCGCTATCTGCTTCTTCTAAAAGTTTATCATATATCAATTCCATCACCCTTTTACATCATATCAGTTATACAGTCCGTTATTCTGGTCTTTTAAGCATATCGAGATCAGATTTCATCTTTTCCTGCTCTTCGGGATCATCTTCAAAATCATTATGAGCTGCTTTAATGCTATTTTCGACTGGAAACTTTTCAATAGGACTAGTTGCTCTAACCTTATTGATCATTTCTTCGACTCTTTTGCTTATCATTACGCTGATATAATCACTTATATCGTAAAGCATGGTGTTAAGATCATCTGTAGAAAGGATGATTATAAACTCCTTTTGTTTATTGTGCTGTAGCGTATATGTGCCAGATAAATTATATGGCTGTAGGTCATAACCAAATTTCTGGAGAATTATTTTTAGTGTTTTATAATCGTCTTTCTCGATGTATTCAGTTTCGAGGGTGTCAGTAAAACCTAAAATGTAGCAGGGCGAACACTCCAGCACCTCGGCCATCTTGGATATAACAGATCGTTTTATGTTTTCGACTCTACCGTTTTCATATTTTGCAATAGCCGATTTTTGCAGTCCAAGTTTTTCGGCGAGTTGCTCTTGAGTGTAGTGTAGCGCCTGTCGCCGTTCCTTTATTCTATCACCCATTTCCATAGTGAACACCTCACTTTTAATTTAGTGTCTTAATAATACTACATTTTTAATGAACATGCAAGAAAAAAGCAAAAAAGTGTCTTGAAATTCAAAAAAAGATATTGACTATATGAAATATATGTGATAAATTTAATGTGTCTTAAAAAGACACAAGAAAGGCGGTGATAACGGTGAATAAAAACAAACTGGAATCAGTAATGAAGCTGCATGGTGATACCGGAACAGTGTTATCCAACTACTTAGGTATTGCTAGAAGTACGTTCTCAGCTAAATTAAATGAAACTAATGGGGCTGAGTTTACGCAGGGTGAGATTGCTGCGATAAGAAGAAAATATAATCTCACAGACAGTGATGTAGTGGATATTTTTTTTACATCAAAAGTGTCTTAAAAAGACACGAAAAGATGTTAATGAGTTGTGCAGAAAGGAGGGATAAAGTGAAGATCGGAGATAAGGAATATTCAGAAATTCTTATTACGGATGCAGATGGTGGATTGCTTGCCAGCATTACGGATAAAGACATTATCGAAGAGAAGAACTGCAAGGTTGTGTGTGTGCCTGATGATAATTAACCGAGGTTGTTTTTATTGGAAATGAAAGGCGGGGTCAAGAAAGGAGATATAGGAAGTGAAGCTATTATTGGTAATTTGCATTATAGTGTTGCTGGCAGTCATTTGTGCAATGAAAATGACGATGGATGCCCTTTCACTATACATCAAAGATATGGGTATGACACCGGATAAAGAAACCATATCTAAGTATAGCGAAAAGGCTGCAAAGAAGTTTTTTCATATTCCGAGCTGATTTTTAAATTAGGGGCGGGAAAGGAGGAAAAGTGATGAATAAGGTTGAAATCTCGCAAGAAACGGCAGACTGTGTAACACAACATATGAATGCATTCTTGCAACAATGTCATGAAGAAAAGACAGCAGATTTCGGTGCACCATGCGCCACTTGCATTCATGTGGATAAATGCAACATGGGATGGTACACCAAAATGAGACCAATATTCGACCATTCAAATGTGGCTATCCAATTACGCTATCAGGCGCATTCGCATAAATAGGGCAATGGTTAGGATCAGGGCAATCCTCGTTTGAACATTCAAAAATGGATTTTTTGTAATTCCGAGTGGTAGTTCCAAGGATGGGAACAAAAATGTAGTTAACAGTGATGGAGCACTCTTCATTAACTATGGGGCATTTTCCCGTATGAATTTGTTGCATATGTGCATCCTCCTCTCTTTTGTACTCGGCTGCGGCAACAGCCTGTAGTGAAATTGTAAGCGAAAAGAAAGGAAATATCGGGAAAAACAATGGAACAGTGAAAAAAGAGTACCAAATCAGATCAGAAACTATAAACAGTAGCCAAAATCGAAAGGAAGGTGAATAGGATGGCTGGTATAGCAGATTTAGAAAAAATGGAAACATTAACCCCAGAAGAGGTTGCTCCATTACTGGGAGTATCACCGGACACGCTTCGGAGCTGGATGCGGCATGGACTTATACATATCGGCATTGCGGATGTAAAGGACGGCAACACCAAAGGCAATTATACAATCTGGCGGCCACATCTGGAAAGATTTATGAAAGGACTGGTGATATGAGATCAAAAGTAATCGGCATGATTGCCTACACCGTCACGGTGATCGGGATCGGCGGGATTGCAGGAGCGATCGAAACAGGGACAAGCCCGGTAAGCGCAGTAGTAGCATTTGCCATTGGTGCAGGGCTGATGATCTTGGAAGAAAGGAGGACAAGGAACAATGGTAAAAAGAGTGATTTCCTGCCTGTTTGTGATAGGGATCCTGCTGCTTACAGTGCTTTCCGCAAAGGCAGACGAAGGAGAGCCGTTTAAGATGTACACTACCGCTTACCATCACGGTGAGATCACAGCCAGCGGCGTACCGGTCCGGCGTGGAATATGCGCAGTCAAGCGGGAGTGGATGGGACTGACAGCCGTTGTATATGCGTACAACCCGGATGGGAGTATCGGAGATCTGCTTGGGTATTGGGAATGCCTTGATACCGGCTTTGGCGGTGATGCTGACGGGGACGGTGTTGGAAGCATTGAGGCAGGGAAAGTGATCGATATGTATTTTCCAACCCTGGAAGAGTGCCAGGAATGGATGGAGCAGACCGGTGGCAAGGTGTATGTGCAGCTTGTAGATGCGGAGGGATAAGATATGTATTTCTGGTTTGAAGAGCAGGGCCTGATCAACGGAACCTGGCAGAAAGAAGAAAAAGAAAATAGCCCCGAGACTTTGGCGAGCCGGGACTATTGCAGCAACAAATAACCATATTTATATGCCTGCCTCTATTTTAAGGCAGGGGAAAGGAAAAAGCAATGGAAAAATATAAAGGTGTAAAAGAAGTGGTGGACGGGTTTTATGAAAAGTATATCAAAACACCTGAACACCTGCAGAACCTGATGAATAAAGTTGCAGAGGCAATTGGTGAAATGGAAGATGCAGACCTTCCGGCTGTTGTATATGTGCTTGAAACCCAGGCAAAGGGATTAAGAAATCATCCTGGATTTGTAGATTTAACGGGTGTGCCTGAGCGTGTGTATGGGGTGAATATAATCGTAACCGCCCGCGTGGAGAAAATATGATGAGACAGCTTATATGTAGGTGGTGTCACGGAAGATGTGATCCCGGTGATCTTGTAAATGGTGTATGCCTGGACTGCCTGGAAGCAGAAAGGCAGCGACAGGAAAGATCCAGAACAGTTGTAAGGATCATGAACAGCCCGTGCTACCAGATGGAATTAGACTTGGAGGGTATAAGGTAATGCCAGGAAAAGAGATCGTTTATGTTGGCATAGGGCCTGAAAATGGAAAGAAAGTTCGCCAGTCAGATGCTTTTATGTATGCAATGGAGCGCTGCACTACGGATCCGGCGGACATGCAGGATTTCTGTAACTACTTTACTGGCATCCGATATGGTAAAACCAATCCGGAAGAACTGGCAGAATTCAGGAATGAGCTTGTGAAATGGTTCTATTCTGGGAACTGGATAGAGGAGGAAGAAGATGTTAAAAAGCTATGAAGAAATGCGGAAAATAGATGTTAAGCCCTATTGTGAGGAAAGAGATGGGCTGCTGTATCTTAATTGGGCAAAATGCATTGCTTTATTGCATGAGCACGGAGCGAAAGAAGTGTATTGGGTACCGATACCGGACGAAAAGACAGGAACATCTCTCAGGATGACAGAGGTACCTTTTGAGGACAAAAATAAAATTGCAAACCGCTGTTATGAGACACGCATTAAGGTTGTTATTGATGATAAGGAATATGAGATGCAGTCACCTGTTATGAATGGGTCTAATCCAGTAAAGGACAATTCCATGAGCCAGCAGAGAGTTTGGAACAGTATGTGTCGATCCTTTGTTAAGTGTGTTGCCATACATACAGGACTTGGCTTTGATCTATGGCTGAAAGAGGAGATGAAACCGTTTGCTTCAGGCATTCCGCAGGAAAATGCTTCTCCAACTACTGCTCAAATAAAGACGCTTAAGGATATGTGCAAGAAATATAACGTAGATGTAGAGTATTGGATTGCAAGAGAAGGAAAAACATGGGAAACACTTACGGCAGACGAAGCGGGGCAAATGCTTAGAGCGCTTAATGAAAAGTATGGTGAGTGATATGCAGTGCAGAGGAAAGATCACTCAAATATCCCGGGACATTCTGACAAGGGGGATATTGATTACCCTGTCCCTTACCGAAGTGTCGGAACAGGAATTACAGACGGTAAGCTCCCTGGATGATCTGATGGTAGAAATGAAGAAGTACCGGGCAAAGAGATCTCTTGATGCAAACGCTTATTACTGGAAACTGGTAACTATGATTGCAGATAGAAATCATGTAACAAATAATTTTCAACATAATATGATGCTCCGGGAATACGGTCAGGTAGATCATTTTGATAGTAAGTTGGTACAAATTATGCTGCCAGACACGAAAGAGGCAGAGAATAAGGCGCTAGAGAGTGAAACGGTGCATTTAAAGCCTACAGATCATACAATGGTTGGCGCTGATGGTATCGTTTATCGTTCCTATATACTTCTGAAAGGATCAAGTGAGTATGACACCAAAGAAATGAGTCGCTTAATTGATGGAACAGTATCTGGAGCAAAGGATCTGGGGATAGAAACACTTCCACCTGCAGAACTACAGGCAATGAAAGAGAGGTGGGGCGTGTGAAGCTTTTCAGCGTTCTACAGGGCGATTTAAGCACCTGTTTTGTGACAGGAAGTACCAACGTGGCCATACACCATGTATTCCCCGGGAATGGGCGCAGGAAGAAGTGTGAGAGGTATGGATTTGTGGTTGCGCTGGAACCCCGGTATCACAACATGAGTAATTATAGCGTTCATGCAGTACCGAATGAAGGTCTTGATCTCCAACTAAAGCAGCTGGCACAAAAATATTTTGAAGCGCATTACGGTACAAGAGATCAGTTTATTAATGAATTTGGACGGAGTTATCTATGAACAGTAGAAGCAAGGGAGCAAGAGGGGAAAGAGAGCTTGCAGGAATTTTAAGAGAATATGGCTATCCCTGTAGGAGAGGGCAACAGTATTCCGGTGCAAATGGTGATGCTGATGTGGTCGGGCTTCCGGGAATACATATCGAGGTTAAGCGCAGAGAGCGGCTTGAAATATATGATGCAATTTCACAAGCCGTCAGGGATGCCAGGGAAAATGAAAAACCTGCAGTATTTCACCGGAAGAATAACTGTGAGTGGCTTGTTACCATAGGAAGAGAGGTTATGTAAATTTATGAACAATATTGATTTAAAGGATCTGGTTGGTGGTGCACTTCAGGAGAAGTTCAGCAAGGCATTTGAGAAGGTTATTGAGAACCTTCAGGATCAGAATACTTCTTTCAAGGTGAAGAGGGGTATCACGATCAAGATGTCATTTGTCCAGAATGAGGCGAGGGATGATGTTTCTGTAATGGTAGATGTATCAGAGAAATTGGCACCGCAGGCCGGCATGAAGACTTCATTCAGTATAGGAAAGGATCTGAAGACTGGGGAACTTTATGCAGAAGAGTATGGAAAACAGATCAAGGGGCAGATGAGTCTGAAAGACTACGAAACTGCAGCTGAACCGGCGAAGGTTCAGAAGATTGACGATGATGTGGTTGATACAGAAACCGGAGAAGTTATCAAGCCGGTAAATAATGTGGTTGATTTGAGAAAGGCTGCTTTATAAGCAGAAAAGGGTGATAAACATGATTAAAGAAGCATTACAGTATCTTGTAGGTCTTGGAGAAGCGCAGGAACATACTATTCATGGTGATACATATTCGGATAAGGAATTGTATCTGGTGAACAAGTATATTCCCAAGGCTGTGGCCGTTGAAATGAATACGCTGTCAAGCCTTGTGGACTATATCAAAGCGCACGTTGACGTTATGGCTGAGAAGATGATCGTTCAGGTTGTAAGTCCTGAAGAGGTAAGGCTGTTTTCTCAGCTGAATGATAACAGAGAACGTGAGTATATTGTCAAGGTGAAAGCTTTAGTTCCTTCTTTCAGCTACGAGCGTTTTGTTGATCACGAAAGCTTCTGTATCAGTGTGCAGGCAAAGTTTATGGATGATCAGGCCACAGATAAGGCGCTGTTACTGAAGTTTGCAGGTACTGTTGAACATGGAAGTATTGCTGAATATGGTGATGATGGTGTGACGCAAAAGGCTACCGTAAGGCAGGGCATTGCATCAAAGACGGATGCTGTTGTGCCTAATCCTGTGAAGCTCAGACCGTACCGTACATTCACAGAGGTTGCGCAGCCAGTATCTGATTTCATCTTCCGCATGAGAGAAGACCGGGGCATCACTTGTGCACTGTTTGAAGCTGATGGTGGTGCATGGAAAAATGCTGCAATGAAGAGTATCAAGGAATACCTTGAATTCGAGCTGGAAGGCTATCAGGATCAGTTCATTGTGATTTCGTAAATGTGGTTGAAACACCTGCACCATAGCGGTGATGTCACCGGAATGGTCAAAAGAAACTGTAAATCTGGTAACAGCAACGGCACACATCACGGATATGCCATAAAGCCTCCTGTCTGACAGGGCAGGAGGAGAAAGGAGAACTTTGGGAAATCAAAGATATTGCATCTATGTGCCAAAGGCGCATGGTGAGCCGCAGGAAATAACAATAGCGGATCTGATCCCGGTAGGACGTGAAAATGCCATATCTCGGAAGATGCTTGTTGCGCTGTGTGTGGAGCGTGGGCTTGTGGATAAGAAAGCCAAGGACAAAGATCGGGCCATGAGAAACCTGCTTAACAGGGAAAGAAAAGATTATGTGATTTTAAATCTTTCTGATGGGAACGGTTACTACAGACCTACGCATAAGGAAATGCTTGATTTGCAGAGATTTATCAGGCAAATGAAAAGCAGGATAAAGGAACTTTCCGAAGATTTGAAGCCAGCACAGGCACTTTATGAGGACTACAAGAGAGGGAGGATTGTGGAAGGTGGCAGGCAGACAAAACAAAGTAGGACTTGATTACTTTGAATTGGATTGCCACATGGACGACAAAATTAAATTGATTGAAGCTGAATTTGGATTAAAGGGTTTTGCAATAATCGTAAAGCTATATCAAAGTATATATTCTGGCTATGGTTATTATTGTGAATGGACACCCGATATTTCGCTTCTTTGGGCGATGCAATTAGGTATTTCCCTTAGCGGCGGTGGTAAAGGATTTGGTATTGCGACTGGAAAGGTTTCTTTATCCGATCCTAAAGGGCGGTTTGGTACTGCGGTTGATACTTCTTTATCCGACTACCCAGATAACTTAATAAATAAAGTCATAGCAGCTTCAATCCGCAGGGACATTTTTTCAAAAGAACTTTTCGACAGGTATCGTATTCTTACATCGTCAGGAATACAAAAAAGGTACCTAAACGCCACATCCAAGCGTGAAAAAGTAGAGCTGAAAAAAGAGTACCTTTTAATTAGTGTACCTATAAATAGGAAGAATGTGGTAATCAATTCAATTTATTCTGGAAGAAATTCCATTTCCGGTGTCGGAAATGCACAGAGTAAAGAAGAGAAGAGTAAAGAAGAGAAGAGTAAAGAATATATACCCCCTATATCCCCCACAGGATTTAACAGCTTCTGGGAAGTCTATCCAAAGAAGAGAAATATCTTGAAAGCAGAAGAGGCTTACAGGCAGATCTTGTTTGAAGATAGCAGCCTTGAAGAGAAGGATGTTGAGGCAGCGGCCTGTAATTATGCTGAAGCTGTAAGGATCCTGGGGACAGAAGAAAGGTATATCCTTAATCCTGAAAACTTCTTAGGGAAAGGTGCTTTTATGGATTATCTTCCGGGGAAATACAAAAAGCCGGAAAGGAAAACGGGTGGCCAGTTTAATCAATTCATGCAGAGAGATTATGATTTTGACGCCCTGGAACGGGAACTATTGGGAGGGTAATGCATGCAGATGACAGAAACAGAAATTGTGCGCAGCTACAAGGAAGCCGCAGATCCGGCAGGGCAGATCCGGATCCTGGCACAGCTGAATGATTGCAGCCCGAAGAAGATCGCACAGATTGTAGGGCTTTCCGAGGTTCCAAAGCTAAAAACCGGGCGAAGGCCTAAAGCGAGATCCAGCGTACAGTCGGTATCAGATCAGCAATCTCCAGTGCAGGATGTGTTGGAAAATCTTTATCAGCGGATGGACGAACTAGAGATTGAGATCCGGGAAAAAGAAGCCAAATACAAAGAAATAGCGACAGCCATTAAGGTGTTGTCAGAAATGGAGGGATAGGATGATTGATTTTGAAAAACTGTATGCAAGTAATCTGGATTTTAAAATATACGTTGACAGATACTGCACAAAGCATGGTTGCACAGCTGTTGAAGCACTAAATCATGTTCTGGTGCAGATGGTAGGGAAAGAGTACAAGGAGCAGGAGAATTTGATTAGACCATGATAAAAACATGGGGAAAGGAGTAAGAGGTTTGCTGGCCAGCGTGAAAGAGCTCTTTACTCCGGAAAAAATGGAAACCGTACAGGAAAGAATGGAACGGCTTGGAACAAAGCAGAAAATAGCGTCTTTTATGCAGAAAGAGAAACAGCCGTATGAGTTTAAAAGAAAATATGCACAGATCAGAGCAGAAGAGTTTGCTACAGAGTGTGACCGGCGGGAACTGAACTATCATGTATCAGTTGGAGGACTGGACAGCATTATATTATACCTGTTTTTACATGAGGTTTGCCATATAGATGCTCCGGGAGTGAGTGCATCATATCTGGAGGATAAATCTATTCAGAAGGTACATAAGGCACTTGGAATTATCAATGTGCCGCCGCTAAAAAGGGATGATGGTACATACTGGAGCAAGGCTAAGGTGATCCAGGAGTTTGGATTTCCAGTCATATCCAAAGAGGTGGCAGCAAAGATAGAGTTGTTGCAAAATCCGTCGGAAAAGAATAAGACGGTGCGCCATGCTATTATCACCGGGGAAACCGGGGAATATGGTGGATGGCAGAAAAACTCCAAGATGCAATTAAAGCAGAAATGGTTAAAGCTGTTTGGCGGTTATGAGAATGAGACAGAAGGGTGTGATTTTGGAAAGCCAGATTTTAATGTATCGGCAAAATGCTGTTATTACCTCAAGGAAAAGAATTGTGATGATTGGGGAAAAGAGCATAACAGCGTACCATATTTGGGACTGATGGCATCCGAGGGCGGCAGACGTGCCAAGAGTTTGAGGATGAACGGTTGTAATTATTTCGGGGCATCTACGATCAGATCAGCGCCGTTTGCCATATATGGCAGGCAGGATATATTGACACTGGCACTAGAGATGGACGGGCTCTGGAAGCATGGATTGAAAGAAAAATATCATGATCGGCTCTTGAAAAAGGGAAAAATAGCGGAGCAGTTTGTGATGCCGGACAGTATTATACCAGAAATCTATGGAACCATAGAAAAACAGCCGGACGGAACACTATATACTACCAAGGCGCAGCGTACCGGATGCAGTATGTGTGGCTTTGGGATCCATATGGAGAAGCGCCCGCATAGGTTTGATCTGTTGTATAAAGAAAATCCGAAAGAATGGGATTATCTGATGTTCCATATGTGCAAGGATGCAGATGGAAATGATTATGGCTGGGCGAAGGTACTTGATTATATCGGTATTGGATGGGATCCGGACACGATCGGTGGAAACTGCAAAGGGCAGATGAGTATAGAAGATTTCATGAAATAAAAAAGGCACCTTAAGGTGCCAATGAGATGATTGCAGTATGCGCCCCTCATTAACTGTAAAATTGCAAATAAGTGTTATTCTCCCAGGTTACTTTTAGCGGTTATCCTTAATGCTTTTTTACAACAGGACGCAGGGAGAAATTCAAAACCGCCTTCAAAACGATTTTAAACACGTTTATTCACCTCCCATCTCAATAAAAAGATAGCACATAAAAATAGAAAAAGAAAGAAAGGAGCCGAACCTCCGGCCGGGGTAACGATATATCGGGTTCCTTTTGGAAAAATGACATATAAAGAATTTTTAGCAAGTAAGAGATTTGTTTTAGAAAGCAGCGGTTTCGATATTGACAAAACAGAGTTGAATCCGATGCTGTATGAGTTTCAGAAAGACATCGTCCGGTGGGCGCTCAAGAAAGGCAAGGCGTGTATATTTGCCGATTGTGGACTCGGTAAAACACCGATGCAGTTATCATGGGCATATCAGGTACATAAGCACACCGGCGGCAAAATACTGATTCTCGCACCGCTGGCAGTAGCAGAGCAGACGCGACGCGAAGCGGAGAAGTTTGGATATGACGCGAAGGTAGTAGAGGAACAGGCTGAATGCATTGACGGAATAAACATCACAAACTATGAGAAACTGGATAGATTTGTAGCGAAGGAATTTATTGGTGTTGTCCTTGATGAGAGCAGCATTTTGAAGTCCTACTCAGGCAAGGTCAGAACTGCAATTATTCAGAATTGCCATGATGTGCCGTACAAACTGGCTTGTACGGCTACACCGGCACCGAATGATTACATGGAGCTTGGAAATCACAGCGAGTTTTGCGGGGTAATGACAAGAGCAGAAATGTTATCCATGTTTTTTGTACATGATGGCGGCGAAACGTCAAAATGGCGATTGAAAGGACATGCTACAGATGTATTCTGGAAGTGGCTTGCAACGTTCAGTGTGTTTATTGATAACCCTGCAAATATCGGATATGAAGTATCTGGATATGATCTGCCGCACCTGAATATTGAAGAAATCATCGTTGACAGTGAAGAGCCAACAAAAGAGGCACTGACGCTGACGGAGCGGCGGCAGGCAAGAAAAGATAGCCTTACACTTAGGTGTGAAAAGGCTGCAGAAATTGCAAATAACTCAGATGAACAATGGCTTATATGGTGTGATCTGAATGATGAAAGTGCAAAATTGCATGAAGTAATCAATGATTCGGTTGAGGTCAAAGGCTCTGATAAACCGGAGCATAAAAGCAATTCAATGATAGGATTTTCAGAAGGTAAAATTAAATGTCTTGTCACGAAACCATCTATTGCAGGTTTCGGTATGAATTGGCAGAATTGCCACAATATGATCTTTACAGGATTATCAGACAGCTATGAGCAGTTTTATCAGGCTGTGCGCCGCTGTTACCGGTTTGGGCAGAAAAAACCTGTGAATGTGTATATTATCATTTCTGCCAAGGAAGGATGCGTAAAAGAGAACATTGAGAGAAAACAGGCTGATTTCCTCAAAATGCAACGCGAAATGACAGAGCTTACAAAGGAAATCACAAAGAAGGAGTTGAAAAGTACCTGCCGGATCAGTACACCATATGATCCGGAAATCAAAATGCAATTACCAGAATGGGAGGAATTTACAAAATGAATGTCTTGGAACAGGTTATTGAAAATAAGTATGCAATCTACAATGGGGATTCGTGCGAAATCGTAAGGGCGATACCCGACAACAGTATCCATTACACAATCTTTTCTCCGCCATTTGCCAGCCTGTACACCTACTCAAACAGTGACAGGGACATGGGGAACAGCAAGGGGGATGATGAATTTTACAATCATTTTATTTTCCTCGCAAAAGAATTGTACCGCGTGACCATGCCAGGTAGATTGTTGAGCTTCCATTGCATGGATCTGCCGCTGATGAAAGAGCGAGACGGAGTGATTGGGCTGAAAGATTTTCCGGCGATCATTCGGAATATTTTTGAGGATTGTGGATTTATCTACCACAGTAAGGTAACAATTTGGAAGAATCCTGTTACTGAGATGCAGAGAACAAAGGCATTAGGCTTGTTGCATAAGCAGATTAGAAAAGACAGTGCAATGAATCGGCAGGGCATACCTGATTATATTGTCACGATGCGCAAACCGGGAGACAATCCGGAAAGAATTTCACATACGCCAGAGACATTTCCGGTTGACGTGTGGCAGAATTACGCAAGCCCGGTATGGATGGATATACGCCAGAGCGACACATTACAGAAAAAATCAGCAAGAGACGATAAAGACGAACGCCATATTTGTCCTTTACAGCTTGAAGTAATCCAGAGGTGCGTTGAGTTGTGGACGAACCCGAATGATATTGTATTAGACCCATTTGTAGGGATTGGGTCAGTGCCATATACTGCGGTAAAAATGGGGCGCAGAGGAATCGGCGTCGAACTGAAAGAAAGTTACTATAAACAGGCTGTAAATAATTTGGAAATAGCTGTGAAAGGAGATGTTATGGAATGCCCGGTCGGACAAATGAGTATTGAAGATTTTTTAACGGCGAACCCTGCATAAGACAGATGCAAATCGAGGATTTTCCGGAGGTGATGCCATGATACAGTGCGAGGGGCATGAGGCCCCAAGCACCTACCACAAAATCCCATCTAACAGACTTTCTAAGACATCTGTTATGGAACAATCGCAGTGCTGATTGAAAATCCATAATAGTAGGTGGATTGTACCAAACAACAGAGGGTGTCTGTTTACATAGTAATAGATTTTGTGGATAGTAACATTGATTTTTGATTTCATTTATATTCCTCCTTTTTTCGAAATATCAGGAAAAATATGTCAAAAAAAAGTAGGAAAGGTAGTGCGATTAAATTTGAAAGGATGAGAAAATGGCAAATTTGAATTACACCACGACAGTTGATAGCTTTAAAACGGTATCAGAAATTGAATATATTCTGATGAAGCATAAAGCCAAGAGTATTATGAAAACTTATGACGGTGAAAGTATCACCGGTCTGTCATTTCTGATAGACACCGGAATGCAACAGGTCCCAGTTCGATTACCGGTACGAGTGGATGAATGTTTGGAAGTGCTGAAACAGGAAAAGAAAAATAGTCCTCGCAGCAATATCAAGGCTACAAGAGAGCAGACGGAACGTGTGGCATGGCGTATCTTGAAGGACTGGGTGGAAGCGCAGATGGCATTGCTGGATATTCAGATGGTTCGATTTGAGGAAATATTTCTGCCGTACATAGAGACGAATACAGGTCAGACAATATATGAGAGACTGGAAGAGAAACAGTTTTTGTTGGAAGAGTAAATTAAAGTTTAGACGAGGAGGAAATAAAGATGAATACTGGATTGTTTGATAAAAACGGGCAAGAGATAAAAATAGGTGATAGAACAAGATTGATTTTAGACGATGGAGAAGTAAGAGAATTCGATGTTTGTTTTAAGACTGTAACTAGGATCGTAAAAAATCTTCCTACGTTTGTAGATGGATATTCTCGGGTTGCTATCACAGGTGTCGTGTTCCAATGGGAAAATTATGAATTATTTCCATGTTTAGATGAAAATGGAATATCGGATGTGAGCAAGATGGAAATCATTCATTAAACTGAAATTTAGGAGGAAAAGCAATGGAACGATTAACAGAGCGGTCAAAATCAAAAAATAGCAGCATGGTATGGTTTAAAGACGAGAATAACAATATGCTTCTTGAACCATGCGAAATGTCATCACATCACAGCCGTATGGCGATTGCAAAACTTGCTGCATACGAGGATGCCGAGGAACAGGGATTGCTCCTGCGGTTACCGTGCAAGGTGGGAGATACCGTTTATGTAGATAGTATGATTCTTCCAATAGAGGATATGGAGTGTTATGAGGACATTGATAATAAGATTCCATTATATTTCCCAGCAAGAGTTGTTTCATTCCGCTTTGCAAAAAGAAACTGGATGAAGATTGCGGTTAAGGAAAAATGGTTGCATGAATGGATTGACAATGAAACAGGTCCGGAAAGTGCTTACATAGATAGTGAGAAAAATTTTACTATTTTATTGTCTGGCATTGGTAAAACAGTATTCCTCACAGAATCTGAAGCCGAAGCCAAGCTGAAAGAAATGAGTTGTTTCCAAAATGGAAATAACTGAAAGGAGTAGCCATGACGGAGAATGAAGCAAAAGCATTTTTGGAAATTGAAAAACAGTGCATAAATCGTAATTGTGACCGAAATTGCGCAAAATGTGACATTGTGCAGAAGGTAGAAGATTTGAACAGTGCTTATGATACAGCAATCAAGGCACTGAAAGAGGTACATCAGTACAGAGAAATCGGCACGCCGGAAGAATGCCAGACGGCAGTAGAAAAACAGAATGCCAACAAGGAATTGGAAAGCCACGATGAAAAACACATTCTTGAATGTTGTATCAGACTTATGAGGAAAATGGTTAATGAATTTGCAGAGTGGTACAGATGGCAACATGGAGAGGATGCAATCGAGGAACTTGACGAGGAAGAGAGATTTTGCTTTAAAGAGTCATACTTCAGAATTGTACAAGAGCTATTCCTTTTAGGCACAAACCATTCCGGAGGTACATCCACAAGAGCAAAGTGTGAGCAGTTAGGCGTTGACAGCTCAGAAGAAATCAAATTTGATTGGAGGGATGAAGGATGAGTGAAGAACTTAAAGCGTGGAACAGGAGGGCAAACGATGAGACTAATTGATGCGGACGCACTATTAAAACATTTTGAAACAATTCAGGAGCAAGAAAATGCAATTGGTCTTGATTTTGTGGCAATTACTGATGAAATAAAAGAGCAGCTGACCGCCTACGACCCGGACAAGGTTGTGGAGCAGTTGGAAGACTATGGAAATGAAGAAACACACTATTATAAAAACACGCCATATGAAAAATGCATAGAAGAGTGCATAGGCAAAGCAATCGAGGTCGTGAAAGGCGGTGGTGTAGATGGCTAAAGCAGTATTGATTATGGATATGCCGGAACGGTGCGATATGTGTGATTTACGCTATACGTTGCCATTTGGTAATAAGGTTTGCAACATAAAACTTAAAGGCGTTACAGGAGAAAAAAGACCGGATTGGTGTCCGCTCCAGGAGCTGCCGGAGAAGAAAGAAACAAATTATTACATGAACAACAAGGAAAAAGGCATTGTTGAGGGCTGTAACGCCTGCTTGGATGCAATAGACAAATAATTTGTCGAATTTTGTCGATGGATTACAGTACATTGAAAATTGAATAGGGACGGTTGGAGTGGTATTATTATTGTAAAACAACCACAACAAAAGAGAATAATGCTATGAAAAATAAATACAAACCCTATATGATAGACATAAAATACGAATGTAGAACGTATCAATATGTCGGACGAGATTACGGAAATTCTAAAAGTGCAGATCTTAGTTGTATATTCAATTTCGATCGATTTATTAGAAAGATTTGGAATAGAAAACAGACCAAATATAGATTTTGCAATACATACTCGGATTGGGAAGAGCATATAACAAACGTTTTGAATAAGAATATTGTCAACTATGATGATATGGTTCATTGGTTGATTTGGAAAAGAAATGTTGCAAAACAGCAATTGGAGGCTGTGAAAGTTATTTCAATCCCAATTTATATGGCGCTTATAGGTGTATTTAGCACTTTTTTGAATAAAAAATTCCATCCGATGCTTGAGTTGCTTATTATCCTGATAATCATAATAGCTTTTTGTGTATTTATTTTACTTAGGGCGATGGATCGGGTTGAATTTTTTGATGATTTTATTAAAATAGCGAAGGGAATAGAACAACCATAGTGTATTTACCAACCGTCAATATTCGATGGTTGGTATTTTTTTGCGCAAAAATAGAAGGGAAGTGTAGTGTTTGACAGAAATTGAAGAAAAGAAAGAATATTTAAAAAGTTACGAAAAGGCCGTGCGGCAGATGGAACGGAGTGAAGAAAAAATTCGAGAAATGCGTTTGGGGCAGGTTATCCCGGCGATTAATAATGATGGAATGCCCCATGCGCACAATGCCACAGATTTATCCGGATATGCAGCGCTGTTAGATGAAGCAGAGAGTCAATATATGGCAGATAGATATCAAAGGCTTAAAATTTGCAAAGAGATCACAGATAAAATAGAGTGCATGGACAATGAGGACGAAAAAGACGTACTGACATATCGATATATTCGACTGATGAAATGGGAGAGTATTGCAGTTAAGATGAATTATAGCTGGAAATGGGTACATAAGTTACATGCACAGGCCCTTAAAAATTTTAAAATGGAAAAGAGTACATAGAAGTACACACATATATTGTGGTATAGTGTAAGCAGTAAAAAAGCGTAGGAGGCTAATTTCCCTCTTGCGCTTTTACTTTTTATCTCAGGAGGGCAGATTGAATAAAGAGAGATACAGTGACCCAACAGCGGAAAAGGCTATTGCCCATGTAATGAGAGAGCGTAAGAAGCAGGAAGGTGATAACCTTGTCAAAAAGCAGTCAGAACGAAAAGGCAAAGGAAGCCAGAAAACTATATAAAAGTGGAATGAAGCTGGTTGAAATTGCAAGGCAACTGGATTGTTCTGCTGCAACTATTCGGACTTGGAAGAACCGCTATAAGTGGGATGACGAAAGCGAAACGTTTCAAAACCAAAATGAAACGAAACGAAACGTTTCAGAGAAAAGTAAATCAAAGAAAATAGAGAAAGAAAGGGCTGTCGCACATGAAGTTGAGTCAGTAATACAAAATACGGATTTAACCGATAAGCAACAGCTTTTTTGTATATATTACATTCGGTGCTTTAATGCTACCAAGGCATATCAGAAAGCATATGGCTGTGATTATGCAACAGCTCTGGTGAATGGTTCGCGAATGCTAGGAAATGCTAGGATAAAAGAAGAAATTCTGCGATTAAAGCAGGAACGTTTAAACAGGGAGTTCCTGAGTGAAGCAGATATTTTTCAGAGGTACATGGATATTGCCTTTGCTGATATTAATGATTTTGTTGAAATACATGCCGGATTTGCGTTGGCAAAAGATGGAGTTGACGGAACTATTATTAGCGAAGTGAGCAATACAACGAATGGGATTAAGATAAAGCTTGCTGACCGAATGAAAGCTTTGCAGTGGCTTGCAGATCATATGGATCTTGCCACTGAGAAGCAGAAAGCAGAGATTGCGCTGTTGAAATCAAGAGCAGATGCAGGTAAGGATGTCAGGGAGGATAAGCTGGATAAATTCTTTGAGCAGATAGAAGGTGTATTAAAGGATGCTGAATAATCTGTACACTCCCAAACAGCTTGATACATTCCGTTTTGCCGTAAACAATGACTATTTTATGCTGATCAATCACGGTGCAAAGCGTACCGGAAAGACAATTCTGGACAATGATCTGTTTTTGCACGAACTTCGCCGTATTAAAAAGATAGCCTCTGCACAGGGGGTTGAGAACCCACAATATATTTTAGCGGGTGCCGATCTTGGAGCACTTAACCGTAATGTGCTGATCGAACTTTCCAATAAGTACGGTATCGAGTTTCATTTTGATAAATTTAACCGCTTTAAGCTATTTGGGGTGCAGGTGTGCTGTTTTGGACATTCTAAGATCAATGATTTGGGGCGCATCCGAGGAATGACAGCATATGGAGCCTATATCAATGAGGGCACTATGGCAAAGCAGGAAGTGTTTGACGAGATCAAATCCAGATGCTCCGGTAATGGGGCAAGGATGCTGATCGACACGAACCCGGATAACCCAGAGCATTGGCTGAAGAAAGATTTTATTGACAAGGCAGATGGGAAAACCATCAAAGCGGTACAGTATCGCCTTGATGACAACACGTTTCTGTCAGAGCGATACAAGCAGAACATGAAAGAAACTACACCGTCTGGCATGTTTTATGATCGCAACATTGAAGGTCTGTGGGTTATGGGAGAAGGGGCCGTATACCGGGACTTTAATGCAAAAATCCATTATATTAGCAGGGCAGAACTGCAAAAGGTTAATTTTGTCAAGTATATTGCCGGGGTGGATTGGGGATATGAACATTTCGGGGCAATCGTGCTGATCGGCAAAGATGAGCAGGGTTGCTATTACTTGATTAGAGAGGTTGCCCTCCAATTTGAAGAGATAGATTTCTGGTTAGAGCAGGCGCTGGCAATTAAGGTTGAGTATGGTAATATTCCATTCTACTGTGACTCTGCCAGACCTGAATATGTCAAGAAATTTAAGCAGCAGGGTTTGCGTGCTATTAATGCAAATAAAGCAGTATTAAGCGGAATTGAGCGTGTGGCCCAATTATACAAGCAGAATAAACTGCGAATTGTGGATGATGTTGAGCGGTTCCGGGATGAAATCTATATGTATGTTTGGAATGAAAAGACCGGAGAGCCGATAAAACAGTTTGATGATGTGCAGGATGCTATCCGGTATGCAATTTACACAGATGAGAACCGTGGTGGCATCAGTATTTTGAAATGAGAAAAATGAAAAATAGACGGGTGCACAAAGTTTAGTTAAGAAAAGTGAGTGTTGCTAAGGTCACAGGTGGCGTACGTTAAGCAGTGGTGGGGGCAATATTAAAATTGATTTTATTTTCAAAAGAAAAATGACAGGTTATTAAAGACCTGTCATTTTTTGTGGGAGAAATTAAATGGATATCGAAACAATGAAACAACTAATAGAAAAGTACGAACCTGGTCATGCAGCGTTTGTGACGCGGGCAACAGTGGCAGATCGGTATTACCGTAATGAGACGGATATTCTGTTTCAAGGCAAGCGGAAAGAGAAAGAAGAAGGGGAGGAAGTAGACAATCCGTTACGGAATGCTGATAACCGGATTCCAAGAAATTTTCATGGCCTGATTGTGAACCAGAAAGCCTCCTATGCTTTTACCGCACCGCCATTGTTTGATGTAGGCAATACGGCAAGTAATAAGCGCATTACGGAAGCTCTGGGGGATGAATATGCGAAGAATTGCATGGAACTGTGCGTAAATGCTGCCAATGCCTCTATTGGCTGGGTACATTACTGGATTGGCGATAATGGCTTTGAGTGGGCAGTAGTGCCGAGTGAGCAGATCATCCCAGTATTTGACCGGAGTTTAAAGCATAGACTGATCGGCGCCATGCGGGTGTATCCGGACATTGATGATGCGACCGGTGATAATTACACAGTGTACGAATACTGGACGGATATAGAGTGCCAGGCATTCCAGTGTAAATCTGGCAATGAATTAGAATTGCTTACATATTATGATATGTTCATGGATCCAGAGAGCGGTGATATGGTAGCTGATTACCGGCATGATTTCGGGGAAGTACCATTTATTCCATTTTACAACAATAATATACATACAGACGATTTGCGAAATATTAAACCGCTGATAGACGTATATGATAAGGTCTACAGCGGTTTTATCAATGATCTGGATGATATACAGGAATTAATCTTTGTACTATCTGGATATGGCGGGGAGGATCTGAATGGCTTTTTGTCTGATCTGAAGAAATATAAGACGGTTAAGGTTGATGGGGATGAGGGCGGTGCAGTATCTACCTTGAATATTGAAATTCCTATTGAGGCCAGAAATAGCATACTGGAAGCTACACGGAAAGCCATTTTTGAACAGGGACAAGGATTTGATCCACAGCCGGAGAATTTTGGGAACCAAAGTGGTGAAGCATTGAAATTTATGTATTCACTCTTAGAAATGAAAACCGGATTGATGGAAACGGAATTCAAGCCTGGTTTTGCACGGCTGATCCGGGCAATCTGCAAAGCGCTTGGCATTCAATGCGGCACAATTATCCAGACATGGACTCGCACTTGCATTAAGAATGACACAGAGCAGGCAAAGATCTGCAAGGATGCGGTAGGCATTGTTAGTAAGAAAACAATTTTAAAAAATCATCCTCTTGTTGAGGATGCAGATGCGGAAATTAAGCAGCTTGAAAAAGAAGAGAAAGAAGCACAGGAAAAGGCAGACGCTTACACCGGAGCCTTTGTAACGGATAAAAATCAAGAGCCGGGTGGCAATCCTGAAGATATGACATAGTAAATGAGGTAGGTACATGGAGGAGCGGACAGGTAAATATTGGAGGGAACGCTTTCAACAGATGGAGAAAGCGCAGCATGATAAATCCGCTCGGAAGGTACAGGAAATTTACGAACAGTTTGAGCGAATTCGTACAGTGATTGACGTAAAAATCAATGCGTGGTATCAGAGGTTTGCCGATAATAACGGAGTATCTATGCAGGAAGCGCGTAAGATGCTTGATGCCGGAGAATTGAAAGAGTTCCGGTGGAATGTCCAGGATTATATCAGCTACGGCAAGAAGAATACAGTCAGCGGTGCATGGATGACACAACTTGAAAACGCATCCGCAAGAGTACATATTAGCCGCTTGGAGGCATTGAAGATTGAAACACAGCAGGAATTGGAAAAATTATGTGGAGGCTGTGCGAATACGATAGAGAGCTGCATTAACGAAGCATACACATCCAATTTTTATCACACTGCGTTTGAAATACAAAAAGGTATTGGCGTTGGAATAACGATGAATGGTCTGGATCCTAAGATTGTGGAAGAGATCGTGAGTAAGCCGTGGGCGGTAGATGGGAAGAACTTTTCAGACCGCCTGTGGGAGAATAAGACAAAGCTGATTAACAATGTGTATAATAGTTTGTCTCGTATGTGCATTACAGGGGAGGCCCCAGACAGAGCAATAGCTGAGATATCCAAACAAATGGGGGTATCCAAGTCTCAGGCTGGTAGAATAGTCATGACGGAAACTGCTGCATTTGCAAGTAAGGCAAGACAGGATTGCATGAAAGAGCTTGATGTGGAGCAGTTTAAGGTTGTGGAAACACTGGATACTAATACATGTGAACTGTGCGGTGAAATGGACGGGAAACATTTTCCAATGAGTGAGTTTGAGGTTGGGGTGACAGCACCGCCATTTCATCCGAATTGTCGCGGCTGCACATGCCCTTATTCAGATGATGAATTTGATAGTGTAGGTATGCGGGCGGCAAGAGGTGCAGATGGCAAGACCTATTATGTACCTGCGAATATGACATATAAGGAGTGGAAAGAGTCATTTGTCAATGTTGGTGATAAGTCAGGTCTGAGAGAAGCCAAGGTCGAAAAAGAAATAACCGTTGAAGAAATTCAGAAACAGGTTGCTGAAAATAATACAAGAATTGAAACATTAACATCTGAATACAGTCAGAAGCATCAGGCATTGGAAAATGCCCTATTGTTTGGTGATGAAGATGTTGATACACTTAATAAAATGTCACAAGAAGTTCAGGCAGTAAAAGCAGACCTTGACGATATGATTGCAAAGACTGATGCACTGAAAGCCAAACTTCCACAAGAAAGTGTTCAGAATGTTCAGGCGGTAGTGATTGAAGGTAAGAACATGATCGGTGATGTTGATTATACCAGTCCTGATCTTGCCAAGTTTGACCATGTTATTGAAAAATCAATACACGCACAGGGGTTTGATGGCAACCCAAGTGTTGTTGAATATGAAGATTTCAAGAAAGCAATGGAAGAATCAGGTTTCTATGCGGAACGTACATATTCAGCAAATACACAGGAATTGTTGGACGAATACAGAGAACAACTGTATAATGGTAAATGGTATGTTGATTGTTCAGAAGGCGGGGCACAATATGGTCAGGGGATGTATTGTGCATCCTGTTATGACCTTGCCAATAATGAGCAAATGGGTGGTATTGGCATGGAAATGTCACACTATCAGCAGATTGGTTTGGGGCGTGGCAATGGCTTTTATTATACAGAAAGCATTACATTACAATCTGATGCAAAGATTCTCAATCTTCCAGATGGGAAAAAAACAGAGGAATATATTTCTGATTTATATAGGAATGAGTATTTGAAAAAATTTGCGTCAAAAGAACAAATGCAGCAAGTAGAAAAGTATCTTGAATATGATTTGAAAATTCAGCAGATAACAGCGAATGATAGTATGGATTTTGTAGAATCGCTATATCAAGGTAGGGCAGAAGCAAGTGTTGGGATTGAAAAACTTATAACAGAAGCATTGACGGCAATGGAAGATGTGACAGACGGAAGAAAATATCACGGCTTGAAGAATCCAGGTGTATTGGCTGCTGAAATGGGATATGACGTAATTAAAGCGGAAGGACACGGCGACAGCGGTTCATACAGTGTCATTTTGAATAGAACAAAGGTAATATTCTGTAAAGGAGGCTCAATCTATGGCAATTAAAATTGAAAGAAATAAAGACGGAACTGTTAAGGGCGTCGTAACAATGGGAGATTTCATTAAGGAAGATGAATTGACACCTGAACAGAAAAAAATCAGGGAAATGAAAGAAAAATTTGAAAAGAAGTATGCAGTGAATACTACGGTTGAAAGCGCGGTCAAATAGCCGTGCTTTTTCCATACCAAAAACCAGTAATAACAGGGCAACCAGAGGTGTAGATCACCCCCTTCTGGGAGTCCTGTTTTTATATGCCTTTTCCGTAGGCATTAAAGAGCGGTATTACTCATCTGGAGAATAAACAGAAAATCCCAATACCCGGAGAGCGGGAATAAAAATCTATGGAGGATGAAGAAATGGAATGGTTAAAGGAAATTTTGGCAAAAGCGGAAATCAAAGACGGGAAACTGGACATGGATGCAGTCATGAATGCAGTACAGAAGGAATTCCCGAAACATGCAGTGCCCAAAGATGACTTTAATACAAAAGTCGAGGAGCTGAAAACGGCGAATGGAACAATCGCAGACCTGAAGAAGGCCAATGGCGATAATGAGGAGCTGCAGAACAAGATCAAAGATTATGAGGCAGAAATCGAAAATCTTAAGAATTCTGCGGAGAACACAGCAAAGACCTATGCGCTGAAAGACTCTCTCTCAAGGCAGGGCGTGCTTGATCCGGATTATCTGATCTACAAAGCTGGCGGGGTGGATAAGTTCACTTTCGACAAAGAAGGTAAGCCGGTAGGCGTTGAGGAAGCGGTAAAGCCATACAAGGAAGATAAGGCTATGGCTCATCTGTTCAAGCAGGATCAACATAAGCCGCCATATCAGCCGCAGGGCGGTACTGGTGGAAGCGGTACAGAAAATCCGTTTGCACAAAAGACATTTAATCTGACCAAACAGGGAGAACTTTTAAAAACAAACCCTGAACAGGCACGCGCAATGGCGGCGGCTGCCGGGGTAACAATTTAATCAATTTTAGGAGGTAATGTTTATGGCAATTACAAAAATTGCAGATGTAATTGTACCGGAACTGTTTAACCGGTATGTAATCAACAGAACAATGGAGTTATCCGCATTTTTCAAATCCGGGATCGTTGTAAATTCCCCGGAATTTGATGTCTTGGCAAGTGAAGCGGCAAGAACGCATAATATGCCGTTCTTTGAGGATTTACAGGGGGAGTCCGAGGCAATTCTTGAAGATGTAAAGATGACCGCAAAGAAGATTGGCTCCAATAAGGATGTGTCAACAACAATCTTTCGTCAGAATATGTGGGGAGCATCCAACCTTTCTGCGGCATTAGCAGGAGCTGATCCCATGAAAGCCATTGGTGATCTGGTAGCAGATTACTGGGCACGCGATATGCAGAAAGAGTTAATCGCAATTCTTTCCGGTGTATTTGGAACAACAACTGCAGGAGCGGAAGGTACGCCAGCAGCAGAAACCAGAATGTCAGATCATATCCTGGATCTGACTACAGGAAAGACGGAGGATGCAAAGAAGATCGGTGCATCTCCATTTATTGATGCTTGCCAGCTCCTGGGAGATGCCCAGGCACAGCTTTCTGGCATTGCAATGCATTCTGCAACCAAGTCATATCTGAAAAAGCTGAACTTGATCGATACCGAGCGTGACTCAACAGACGTGGAATTTGATACCTATCAGGGCAGGCGTGTGACGGTAGATGATGGCTGCCCAGTTACTTCCGGCGGGGTATATACAACATATCTTTTCGGCAATGGTGCAGTTGCTTATGGTAATGGTTCTCCGGTCGGTTTTGTGCCCACTGAGTTAGACCGTGATAAGCAGACAGGCGGCGGTGTAGATTACCTTATTAACCGTAAGGCGTTTATCCTGCATCCCAGAGGAATTGCATACACCGGGGCAAAGCGTGATCATGTAGAAACTCCACTTAGAACGGAGCTTGCAATGGCAGAGAATTGGCAGCCGGTATATGAAAAGAAGCAGATCAGGATCGTTGCAATTAAGCATAAGATCGGGTAGGAAAGGCAGAGATCATGGCAGAGACTTTACGCTTTGACAATCTAAAAGAATTACTTGGACTTAAGGATGCGGCCGACAAGGATCCGCTTGTGAAATTCGCCTTAAATTCTGCAGAGGAAATTGTTTTAAATTATTGCAATATCAAGGAAATACCCGATAGACTGTCCAATACCGTGTTAAGGATGGCAATGGATATTTACCGGAATGAACAGCCTGGGGAAGAGGAAGCTCCCCAGGTTGTTAAGTCCATTACAGTAGGTGATACCAGTACCTCTTATGGCAGTGGGACAGATGAAAACTTTGCCAAGAGTCTTGTCAAAAACTATAGGTCACAGCTTAATCGGTACCGAAGGGGGCTTTTTGCATGAAAATAGCTGATATGCATAGAAAGGCTGTAGAGAGCACCTATACGGACAGGGCCACTGTGACGGAATGGGGAAAATGCAAGGATGAAAAGACAAAATTGATAAATTTTTGTGAGAAAACAGTATTGGAAGATCAGCCTTGTAAGCTTTCCTATGAAAAATTGCAAAATACGGCCCAAGGAGAGGCGGCTGCGAGCGCAGGACAGATCATTAAACTATTCCTTTCACCAGATATAAGGATTAAACCTGGGTCAAAGATCACGGTAACACATGTAGGACTTACGGAGGAATTTTCGTATAGCGGAAGAGCGGGAATTTATTTTTCACATCAGGAAATTATGTTGATACCGTTTAAGGGGTGGGCATGATGGCAAGAATGGGAGGCTTTAATTATAATGATTTAAAGCGGTTTCAGCAGGAGTTAAGCAAACTTCAAAGTCCGGAAGAGTTTTTACAGGAATGTACAAAAGCGTTGGCATCGAAATTGCTTGCAAAGGCGATTGAAAGAACGCCGGTAGGTGATTATTCTAAACAGATCATCGTAACAGCAAAGCGCAATGGGAAAAAACATAAAAAGGGAGAACAATATACAAAAAGAGTAAATCCATCAGGGAAGCAAGGTGGCACATTAAGACGAGGATGGGTGACAAAGACACACGAAGAAGCGGAACAGGGGAGCAGAAAGAGGCCAGATACAAAGGAGATTTCTGCATTTGTAGAGGCTCTGCGCATTGAAAGAATAGGTGGCCAATTTAAGGTGGAACTGACCAATCCAGTTGAATATGCACCTTACGTTGAATATGGCCACAGGACTTCAAATCATAAAAAATGGGTTCTTGGGAAATTTATGATGACGATGGCAGCGGATGAAATACAACAGGCATCTCCCAGCATTTTGGAACGCAAGATCAGGAAGTATCTTGAAAGGTGTATAAAATGATAAATGAAATAATCAGCGGACTTAGCGTTGCCTTAAATGATGAATTCGGGGACAATTATGAAATTTGCATGGAAGAAATGAAGCAAGACCTAAAGGAGCCTTGCTTTTTTATTTTCTGTATGCAGCCTAAGACGGATTTGTTTTTTGGAAAAAAGTATTTTAAGAAACTTCCAATTTGTATTCAGTATTTCCCGTCCAGAATGGATAAAAATGCTGAATGTTATGATGTGGCCGAAAGGATGGAACAATGCCTAGAGTATGTCAGAATTGGCACGGATCTCATGCGAGGTACGGAAATGAGTTATGAAGTAGTGGAAGGGGTACTCTTCTTCTATGTACATTATGATTATTTCGTATATCGGAAGGACGATACTGTGGCAATGGAAAGCATAGAAACCAATGTAAGACCAGGAGGTGAGAAACTTGACGGGCGGTAAAAAGAAAGGGCCGGCAGATATTCAAAAAGAGGTTCAGGCACAAGAAACAAAATATTCAAAAGAGCAAATTTTGAACTCGGAAAAATATCAGAGCAGGATAGATCTTTTAGCAGCTTTGCTAGAGGATGGAAAGCAATATTCTTGTTTGGAAGTAGACAGAAAAATATCTGAATTTATGAAAGGAAAGGTGAAGTAGTATGGCTTTAGGAGGCGGCACATTCAGTGTGCAAAACAAAGAAATTCCTGGAACATATATCAATTTTGTTTCAGCAGCTTCAGCGAATGCAAGTCTTTCAGGAAGGGGTATTGTTACAATGCCGCTTACAATGGACTGGGGAGTTGAAGGAGAAGTTATTGAGGTGACAAGTGAAGATTTTGCGGATGACTGTATGCGCATCTTCGGTTATCCTCTTAGCCATGAGAAAATGAAGGGACTCAGAGATTTGTTCCGGAATACACATGTCCTGTATGCATACAGACTGAATGGCGGTGGAGCAAAGGCAGCAAATGATTATGCGGAAGCCTTATACAGCGGTATCAGAGGAAATGATTTGAAGATCATTATCCAGAAAAATGTGGATGATGACAAAATGTTTGATGTTAAGACGATGCTTGGAATGAATGTGGTGGATGAACAGACGGTAGCCGGAGCAGCAGATCTTGTCAGCAACGAATATGTCAAGTTTAAGGCAGATGCAGAGCTGGAAATTACAGCATCCATGCCGCTTACGGGTGGAACTAATGGGGAAGTGAACGGCACATCACATCAGGATTATCTTGATAAAATTGAAGCGTATAGTTATAACGCTATGGGGATCGAAGCGCTGAGCGAAGAGGTAAAGACACTGTATTGCGCCTTTGCAAAGCGTATGCGGGAAGAAATGGGCGTTAAATTCCAGGTAGTGCTGTACTGCAAGGATGCGGACTATTATGGGGTGGTAAACCTGGTAAATAAGGTGAACGATACAGGATGGGATGAAGCGGCACTGGTATATTGGGTAACCGGTGTGATCGGTGGCTGTGAGGTCAATAAATCAAACCAGAACAGAGTATATGATGGGGAGTTTGATGTTGATACATCATACACGCAGGCTCAACTTCGGAAATCCGTGAAGAATGGAGAGTTTGTTCTGCATAAGGTTGGTACCGAGATCAGGGTACTGGCAGACATTAACAGCATGGTTACAGAGAGCACGGAGCATAACAGCGTCTTTAAGGAAAACCAGACCATCCGAGTAATTGACCAGATCGCAAATGATATTGCTGTATTGTTTAATACAAAATATCTGGGGGTTGTTCCTAATGACAATGCTGGCAGAATATCGTTATGGTCAGACATTGTAAAGCACCATAAGCAGTTAAATGAGATCCGTGCGATTGAAGATTTTTCAGACTCTGATGTGGTAGTGATGCAGGGGGAAGGAAAAAAATCAGTTGTTGTTACGGACAGAGTAACGGTTGTAAATGCAATGGACAAGCTGTATATGACCGTTACAGTAGAATAAGCGGAAAGGCGGGCAGATAAAATGAATAATATTACAATGAAAGCAAAGGACACGCTGTGCGCTGCACTCGCAGAATGCTTTGTGACAATCGGATCCAGAAGATATAATTTCATGCAGGCAATTAAGCTCGAAGCGAAATTTGATAAGACAAAAAAGGAAGTTCCTATTCTGGGGAAAACCGGCAAGGGAAATAAAGCAACCGGATGGAAGGGAACAGGTAGTGCAACCTTCCATTACAACACCAGTATCTTCAGGCAGATGCTGTTGGACTATAAAAATACCGGTGAGGATGCTTACTTTGAAATCCAGATTTCCAATGAGGATCCTACAAGTGCGGTAGGAAGACAGACGGTTGTGCTTCAGGATTGTAACATCGATGGTGGTATTTTGGCAAAATTTGATGCGGACAGTTCTGACTATCTGGATGAAGAAATGAGCTTTACCTTTGAAGACTTCACAATGCCGGAGACATTTTCCGCATTAAATGGTTTTTTGACAAATTAATAAACTACATGACATTCCCCTCAAGAGGCGGTATAATATTCTCATAAGGAGGGGGATGTCATGAGTGGAGTTACAGAACTTTTTTGCATTATTTTTGTTATTGCTGTGGTGATTGTCTGTATTGGCGCTGTCTGCTCACAGGTAAAGGTAGAGAAAGCAAGGAATAAACAGCTTAAGCAGGATAGGAAAATGGGGATTTATAGATACCATGTAATCCATGTTTCCGGGCTTGATGCAGTAGAGGGGACTGAATGCCAGGTAGAGCTTTCCCCAACGGTATTGAAATTTATTTGCAGCAGCAAAGAGTATTCGCTTCCTGTCAACAGAATTGAATATGTTGATAATAAGCAGGATATTGATGAGAAAATGTATTTGCAAAGCAGTATAGCCCGGGGAGTGGCAGGAGCAGCACTTCTTGGTGTTAGTGGCGCAGTGATCGGGTCGGCGCCAAGAGCAAAGACAAAAACGCAAGTAAAGGATTATGCAATTATAGGATATCGAAGTGCTAAAGGAGAAGAAAGGGTAATCATATTAAAGGATAAACCCAATAATTTTTGTATGTGCGGTGCCTTGATAGGAATGCTGGAACGTTATGTCAGTACGCAAACAAGGAAAGTCGAATTGTAACTGAACATAAATAGTAATGTTAATAGTAATGTTTAGGATGCTTGGAAAACCAGGCATCCTTTTTTATTCAGAAGGGAGAAGACAATGTCAAATTTTTCAAAATTTATGAAAGCAAACAAGAAGGTAAGAGAAAATGAAAAGCACGCCGTAACGAAGTCTTTGTGTGATGAAAAGGGACAGCCCCTTTTATGGGAATTCAAACATATCACATCAAAAGAAAATGAGGCCCTGAGAGAAAGCTGTACAGTAGAACTGCAGGTTACAGGAAAACCGGGAATGTACCGGCCCAAACTTAAGACCGCAGAGTACATCAGAAAAATGATTACTGCATCTATTGTGTTTCCAGATCTGTTTGATGCAGAGTTACAGGACTCTTACGGGGTGAAAACACCTGAAGATTTACTTCTTGCTATGGTAGATGATCCCGGAGAGTATGGAGATTTATCCGCATATGTACAGAAGTTTCAGGGGTTTGATACTTCCTTTGAGGAAAAGGTGGACGAGGCAAAAAAATAATTGAGGAGGGCGATTGGGAAGCGAATTATGCCTACTACGCTCTCCTTAAGCTTCACATGCTACCTTCTGTATTTATGGCGCTTGACGAGCAGGAAAAGGCTTTCGTAATTGCTGCAATAGATATAAAACTTCAAAATGATAAGAAGGAAAGGAAAAGGCTGGAAAACATCCGGGCAAAAGGTGTCTGATATATGGCTACGATAACAACAGGAATTTATTTACAGGATAATTTTACAGATGTGTTATATGGTGTTATTGAAGCCGTTAATCTAAGTCTGTTTTCTTTAGAAGAAATGCGCCAGTCCATGAACGGTGATATTAGTACCGCAGAATTGGATGGCGCAAGAGACCGAATAAATCAGGTTACCATATCTGTGCAGCAAATGGTGGCTGCAATGAAGAATGCGGAGGGCTTACATATCCAACCAGATGTGATAGGTGAACCGATTACAGAACCAGTAAGCAGAGCTCCGGTAACGGAACCAGCACCTTTAAGCCTGCCTCAAGAAGCCCCTGTAAGCGAACCGATCAGAATTCCCGTGGAATGGCAGGTAGACGATATGCCAGTGTTCACGGAAACGGGAATTGAGCGGTATATGCAGGAAATCGAAAATGCAAACCAGATGCTAAGTCAACTTGGGGACACACAGGCGCTGATTGCACAGCAGGCATCTAATATGGAATTCTTTTCTACAGATGCACAGCAGGATCTAAGCCGAATGGCAACGAGAATTGACTGGATCAGAAATAAGTTAAGGAGCATAGAGGAAAATCCGATCAATGTAGGTTCTGATGAGGCAAACGCAGGCATAGAGCGTTTGAGGCAGCAGCTTTCCTTGGCGGTAAAGGAGCAGCAGACGCTTAATTATGCTGTTCAAAATATGGATGTGGAGCGGGCAAACGAAGCATACATTCGGCTTTCCGGAACAATATCTAATACGGAGCGCTATATTAGGGATAGTGTTGACGCACAAGGGACATTTAATCAGGCCATTGAACAGGGGCAGTCATCGGCAAACGAACTGGGACAGACGCTAAGAAGAATGGTGGCAACATATCTATCTATTCAGAGCTTACAGAAGGTAATAGGGTTGTCAGATGAACTTGCATCTTCCAAAGCAAAATTAGATATGATGAACGATGGCGTAAGGACAACTCAGGAATTACAGAACATGATCTATGCGTCAGCGGAGCGATCCAGAGGATCCTATTTAGGAACAATGGAAGCAGTGGCAAAGCTTGGAAATCTTGCGGGCGAGGCATTCGGATCTACGGAACAGGTTGTTGCGTTTTCGGAACAGATGAATAAACACTTTGCATTAGCCGGAGCATCTACAGTTGAAGCAAAAAACGCTACCCTGCAGTTGACACAGGCTTTAGCTTCCGGGGTTCTCCGAGGTGATGAGCTGAATAGTGTTGCCGAACAAGCGCCGACAGTCATTCAAGCTATAGCAGATTATTTGAATGTTCCAAAGGGACAAATTCGAGAAATGGCTTCCGAGGGAGAAATCACGGCAGATATTGTTAAGAATGCCATGTTTGCAGCGGCAGCAGAAACAGATGCGGCATTTGAAAGTATGCCTAAGACATTTGAGCAGATCGGCCAGTCCATTCAAAATACGGCTGTTAGGGCATTTGAGCCTGTGCTGGCCAAATTGAATGAACTTGCTAATAGCCCTGAGTTTGACGAGTTTATAAGCGGACTGTGTAATGGAATTGCTTTTTTTGCCAGTGTAGCAGTGAAAGCATTTGATATAGTGATTACTGCTGGTGCTTTTATCGCAGATAACTGGTCTGTAATTGCACCACTCATTACAGGAGCCGCTATTGCGCTTGGAGTATTTTATATACGGCAGGTAGCAATAAATGCTTTGGGAAAAATATCTTATGCTTTGCATGTATTACAAGCCGGGGCCATGATGGCACATGCTGCCGTAACGGGAACCCTTACAAAAGCAACAGCACAGCAAATTACAGCCCAGTTAGGTCTTAATGCGGCGTTATACGCATGTCCTATTATGTGGATCATCATATTAATAGTAGCATTAATCGCAGTTATAGTAAGTGTAATTGCGGCAATGCATAAGTTCTCCGATGAGTCGGTGTCTGCTGTAGAGGCCGTTTGCGGAGCGTTTGCAGTGGCTGGAGCCTTTATTGGCAACTTGTTTATTTCTTTAATAAACTTTATCATTGAGGATTTTGTCACTCTATGGAATTTCATGGCGCTATTTGCAAATTATTTTGCAAATTTTTTAACCGATCCCATTGGTGCGGCGGCCAGGTTATTCTTTGGGTTTATTGATCTTGCTTTATCAGGTATACAGGCTCTGGCATCTGCTATTGATATGCTGTTTGGTACAGGCTTTGCAGACAGCGTTGCCGGATGGCGTTCTAACCTTGATAGCTGGGTTACAGAAAAGTACGGTGAAGGTAAAGTGGTCATGGAGAAGAAAAATGCTCAAGACTACTACCTGGAAGGGTTTGACTATCAGGCGGCCTGGAATAAAGGAACGGAGTTTGGAAGCAGGTTCGGAAATTCAGGGACTGATATTGCGGGATTAGACCCGTATAGTGATTTTGATTATAGCAGTTATTTGACGGACATTGAGGGTAATACCGAGGATATCAAGGAAGGACTGGATATTTCAGAAGAAGATCTGAAATACTTGCGGGATATTGCGGAGCAGGAAGCTATTAATCGATTTACTACTGCTTCTATCACCATTGAGCAGACTAATCACAATCAGGTGTCCGGCAGCATGGATCTGGATGGTGTAGTGACGGGACTAACGGATGCGGTGAGTGAGGCAGCAGGCATGATAACGGAGGGAGTACACTAATGGCAGGAAGTGGATATGTCTTTTATCTGGATAAGTGCCTGTTGCCGGTTACACCGGAGAAGCTTCAGATCAGTATCAAAAATGAAAATAAGACAGTAAAGCTGATTAATGACGGGCAAATCAATCTGCTTAAGAAAGCCGGGCTTACAGAAATAGAGTTTGAATGTATGATACCTCAGGTAAAACATCCCTTTGCTGTTTATCAGTCTGGCTTTCAAAGTGCAGATTATTTTTTGAATTATTTTGAGAGACTAAAAACCAGTAAAAAGCCCTTTCAATTTATTGTATCAAGAAGTAAGCCAAACGGGTCTGCTCTATTTGGAACAAATATTAAGGTTTCAATGGAAGATTATAGGATCGTGGAGGATGTCAAGGAAGGGTTTGATCTCACTATAAAGGTCAAATTGAAGCAATACCGTGAGTTTGGTACAAAAAGTGTTTCTATTAAAGGGGGAGTGACTACCGATACAGGAAATACAACATATACTGTCAGCGTAGATAGTACAAGGTCGCAGGAAAGCGCACCATCTACCAATAAGGTACGGTATTATACTGTAAAAGAGAAGAACACGCTGTTCAATATTGCCAAGGAAGAATACGGGGACGGTAGCAAATATAAGCTGATCATGGAAGCAAATAGAAATGTGATTAAAGACCCCTGTGATATAAAGCCCGGGACGGTATTAAAACTACCGGGTATTTAAAAAATGCATGGTTATGACAGGAGGGAGCGGCGAGGATGGCAGTTGAATTGTATGTGCTTAGTGAAAGTGGCGAAACCTTGTATCTTCCGGCAGTAGAGGAAGGGATTGAATGGTCTACAGAACGCTGGGGAGTTCCCGGAAAATTGACTTTTAAAGTATTTAAGGATGATGCGCTGAATTTCTCGGAAGGATCAGCAGTACAGCTTATTGTAAACGGGAATAAGGTGTTTTTCGGATTTGTATTTACCCAGAAAAGGGATAAAGAAGGATGGATTTCAGTCACAGCATATGATCAGTTAAGGTATCTGAAGAACAAAGATACTTATATGTATGAAAATCTGACAGCTTCACAGCTTTTACAAATGATTGTATCAGATTTTGAATTGAACGCCGGTGTAATAGAGGACACCGGCTATATTATTGCCAGTGGTGAGGAGGTTGATCAGGCGCTGTTTGATATTATTCAGAATGCTCTTGATAAAACGCTGATAAATAACAGGCAGATGTATGTACTGTATGATGATTTCGGAAAGTTAACGCTTAAAAATGTGGCCCATATGTATGTGCAGAACAGTAACGGAACTTATTTTATGGTAGATGCACAGACAGGAGAGAATTTTGAGTATACCTCATCCATAGATAGCAATACATACAATAAGATCAAGCTAACCTATGACAATGAAGAAACAGGAAAGCGGGATGTTTATATCGCGCAGTCGGGCGAAAATATAAACAAGTGGGGAGTGTTGCAATACACGGATAAGCTGTCAGAAGGAGAAAACGGAGAAGCAAAGGCAGACGCACTGTTATCTCTTTACAATAAGAAAACCAGAAATTTAAGGATTTCTAATGCATTTGGAGATGTCAGGATCCGGGCCGGGAGCTTGCTAGTGGTTAACCTAGAACTTGGAGATATGAAGGTGGAAAATTTTATGATGGCCGAGCGTGTAAAGCACATTTTTAAAGATGGAGAGCATTTTATGACCTTGACCTTGAGAGGAGGCGAGTTTGTTGCCTGATGCGACAGAATTAATAAAGCTGATAAAAAAATGCGCACTGGATGCAGTGGAGGCATCAAAGCCGACACATTTTTTGTATGGAACCGTGACAAAAGTAGATCCATTACAGATTGATGTAGATCAAAAGTTAAAAATTGGGGCAGCACATCTTTTGTTGGCAAGAAATGTTACGGATTATGAAACAGAGGTGTCCGTAGACGCAGTTACGGAGGAAACTCTGGGACTCCATACGCACGATTTAAACATTCAAATAGAGGAGGCCCTGGAGCCGCAGCATACTCATCAAGCGGTAGCCAAAGCAGAACAAGTGGATTTAAAACACAGTCACCGTTTAAAAGGAAGGATGAAAGTCACTGTACATAATAGGCTGAAGCTCGGTGATAAGGTAATCCTGCTTCAAAATAAGGGCGGTGGGAAATATTTAGTGGTGGATCGTATCTGATGATACCAAAAAACGCAGAACTTTTGAAGCAGGGATTTAATGTGGAAGAACAGCCTACTTACACATATAGAATGGATCCTGGAAACGATGCTATCAGAGGATATGTTGATGGAATTGACGCTATGGAGCAAGCAATTTATAAAATTTTATCAACACAGAGGTATCAATATATTATCTATTCGTGGAACTATGGAATTGAGTTGAAAGATTTGTTCGGGCAACCAGTGTCTTATGTATGCCCGGAATTGGAACGCAGAATAAGAGAGGCCCTTTTATGGGACACGCGAATAGAAGAGGTAGGAGATTTTAAGTTTGATACCTCAAAAAGGGGAACGGTGCATGTATCTTTTAAAGCGTATACGGCGTTTGGAGAGATCGGGATTGAAAAGGAGGTGGATATCTAATGTTTGAAAATCTGACATATGAGGATCTTTTGAACAGGATGCTTGATAGGGTTTCAAATAAATTGGATAAGCGAGAAGGATCTGTGATATGGGATACACATTCACCTACCGCTATCGAACTAAAAAATTTGTACATAGCACTGGATTACATCATACAGGAGGCTTATGGGGATACGGCAACAAGAGATTTCCTGATCCTGCGTTGTAAGGAAAGGGGGATTGTGCCTTATCCTGCAACTCATGCAGTGTTGAAGGGTGAGTTTGTACCTTCTGCCATAGATGTGACAGGAAAGCGGTTTAATATCGGCCAGATCAATTATGTTGTCACGGAAAAGCTTCAGGATGGAGTATATAAGGTTCAATGCGAAACCGAGGGGGAAGAAGGAAACAGATACCTTGGAGCCATGATACCCATTGAATATATCAATGGCCTTGAGACTGCAGATCTTACGGAGGTTCTTGTTCCGGGAGAGGATGAGGAAGATACCGAGGAATTAAGAAAGCGTTACTTTGCTTCTTTTGAAGAAAGTGCTTTTGGAGGAAATGTCAAGGACTACCTGGAAAAGACAAATGCAATACCGGGAGTAGGATGCACTAAAGTAACAAGGGTTTGGAACAGTGACCTACGGCCGGCAGATATGATCCCTAAAAATGCTGTTACAGAGTGGTACGAGGGGATAAAGGGTACGCTATCGCCAACAGTAAAAGGGTGGCTTACTACGGTGTATGTTGCAGCAAAAGAAAAGAAATTGACTACCGGGGGAACAGTTTTATTGACTATTTTAAATTCGGAATTTGACACGGCAAGTGAAGAATTGATTGAAATAGTTCAGAAAACGATTGATCCAGAAGAATACGCAGGCGAAGGGTATGGTCTTGCACCTATAGGCCATGTGGTTATGGTGAAAAGCGCATCCGGTAGAGAAATTGTGATTAAGACAAAAGTTACTTTTGACACTGGATATAGTTGGACAAGTCTTCGTTCAGAGATAGAAAGTGCCATTAAGAATTATTTTGCCGAGCTTAGGAAGGAATGGGCAGATACCTCTTATTTGATTGTCCGGGTGAGTCAGATTGAAACAAGAATTCTGAATATTAGAGGGATAGTTGATATTCAGAATACAGCGCTAAACGGAGTTGAGGATAACTGCGTATTGGGCCCCTATGAAGTGCCGGTATTTGGGGGTGTATCTGAATGAACAGAGAAGTAGATCTGCTTGCCTACCTTCCACCTTTTTTACAGGAATTCAAGGAGAATAGAGAAACATTAGAAGCCGAAAATCCGGAGTTTGTGCTTGCTTGGAATGGTGCAGATCGGGTTTTGAAAAATGAATTTATTGATACCGCTGATGAATATGGTATATCGCGTTTTGAGAAAATCCTAAAAATTACTCCCCAGCCGAATGATACTTTAGCATCAAGGAGAAGAAGGGTTCTATTCCGGTGGTTTAACAAACTTCCATATACCTTGAAAAACTTTTTGGAGAGGCTAAAGGAGATATGCGGAGAAAGTGATTTTACTGTAATAAAGGAATTTCTTAGATATAGGATCAATATAACAACAAATTTAGAGCGAATTGGACTGGTAGAAGAGGTAGAGCGCCTAATTCGTGAAATGATGCCCTGCAATATGGTGGTGGTTTCAATTAATGAAATTCCGTGTGAGCCAGTGGAAAAGCTGTATGTGGCTGGGGCGGTCGGTTTTGTGGAATGGATTGATATTGCTGATGGCGGTATTAAGACTGAGATAGCTTCTTATGAGATCAATGGGGCAGGACACATGGCAGGAGCTGTTGGGCACATGGAGCATATTGAAATATTAGATCAGACAATGTAGAAGGAGAGTGGAAAATGGCAGAATTTTCAATGTTGGTTACAACAAAAAAAGGGCAGGAATTAATTGCAAAAATGCTATCTGGTGAACAAAAAATTATTTTTACAAAGGTTTCATCATCTGATGCCGAGTATACTGTAGATCAGCTGGAAGGGTTGGAAGAGATCACCAGTATCAAGCAGTCTAACAGCGTTTCAAAGGTTTCCAGAACCAATGATACTACTGTAAAGGTTGAAGCTGTATTTACAAATACAGATCTTACAGAAGGGTATTATATGAGAACCATTGCGTTATATGCGAAGAATGAAGAAAGTGAGGATGTGCTTTATGCCGTGGCTATTGAGACATCCGGAAACTGTTATGTTCCGGCTTTTAGTGGAATTACCGTATCAGGAGCTTACATACAGCTTTCTACAACAGTGAGCAATGCAGAAAACGTGACCGTTGAAGTGGATAATTCAGTATTTGCAACTATTGGGAATATCAAGGATATACAGGAACAGATAGATGCGCTTAAAGAGCAGTCAACGGATGTTTCCTCGGATCTTGCTGCCCATGCGGAGGCAATTAATATTAATGCCGGAAAACTGGAACTTTTAGAGAAAATTGGTGCTCCTATTTTAAGGAAAGAAATCAGATCCAGCGTAAAATGCACACATTCTAATGTTGCCACACTTGGAACAATTACAGAGGGGTTGGACACCATGAACGATAAGACATATTATTTGTATGTCTTGTCCGGATATTTGCAGATACCGGATTTCTTAAATGATTATCCGGAAACATATGGGGGTGCAATCTGCATTAATATAAATTTCGAAAGCGGAGGTGAAAGCCGCTGGGAACCTATAAGCCACGGAACTGTAGCCGGGTATTATATGTGTCCCGTAAACTTTATTATGGTCGCTGGGCCGCCTTCAAATGAAGGAATTGACATCAGAATACAGCCAATCATTTATAAACATAGTACAAATGGAAAAGCTGTTGATGTTACTCAAGAATTTACGGTTACTTCATTGTCTATGGATCTAAAAATATTTAAGCTTGGGGGCATACTTGCAACCGTTGGTGAAGGTGGAACCAGTGCGGGAACCGGATCGGGAACGGGAGGCGTTACAAGCTACAGATCATTGGCTGATAAGCCGTCTATAAATAATGTGACGTTAATTGGCAATCTGACCTCTGATGATTTGGGACTTGGAGATGGATCAGGATCCGAAGAAACAGCATCTGAAATGACCTATGAAGAAACGTTGGCAGAGTTAAATAAGGAGGCAAGCGAATAATGAGTAAGATACCAAATTTAAAAGCAATCAAGGATTGGTGCATCGGGAAATTTCAGCCAAAGGGGGATTATCTGACCAGCATTCCAAGTGGGTATGTAACAAGTACCGATCTGGAAAACAAAGAATATACTACAATGGCAGCAGTGGAAGAAAAATGCTATATCACCGAAACCGATATTGAAGGTATGGTGAAAGTTATATATGCAACTTCGGAACCTGACACTGTGGAAAACGGAACAATAGTAGCTGTGTATGAAGAATAGGAGAAGTGGAAAATGGCACTCTATGTTTTGATCAATGGGCAAAAGAAGAAGGTTGTAAGCTTATATGGAAGTGTTAACGGCACTTCTAAAAGGATAAAAAGTTTATGGGGGAGTGAGGAAGGAGCCGCAAAGAGGCTCTTTTTTAGTTCTGGTGGTGAAAGTGAAACCACCAGAATTGTGAAAACAAATTTTCATGTTAAAGGCAGGCGAACCGCCGCAAATACAGGCCCGGCAACACAACTATACTTTTACCCGGAAGATGTAAAACAAGTAGTGATAAGTGGAACACTGACTGGAAGTAAAACAAATACATCAGTTGCCTCATCATACTTATCTATAGTGTTGAGAGGGTATGAGGTTGGGGCTACGGGGATGTCTGTTATTAAGAGCATTGGGAGTGTGTATATCACAAGTACATCAAACACAAGCCAGAGTATAGATTGTACTGTAGATGTAGATAATATTGATTGGGCAACTTATGATCAAACCAAACCTCTGATCTTTACCTGTAGTGTCCCTGCAACATATTTTGATATGGAATTTAACCTAAATTACGATTTTGAGATACGCACTAATGAGTTGAAAATCAGACAGATGGTCAGTGGAAGCGCAAATGATAGTAAGAGCCTTTACCCCTGCAATTTTAGTATTTTAGACTTGGCAGAGATCAGTAAAATCAACATGTCAGGCACTGTACAGACAGCTAGTAACACAAATGTTTTGTATGTTAATAAATTAGACGCGGCTGGTGCGCAAACCAATTTAAAAACATTTAAAACTACCAGTACATCTGCCCTGGCAATTAATGAGGATGTTGCAAGTTTTGACACAACTGCTTTTCCAGGCATAGTATTCAGATTTTCGCCCGGATATTCTTCTTCAGATAAGCCATCTTATAAAGAAGATATTTTGTACACCTTGAGCCTATAGTGTGTAAGGGGGTGATACATAAACAAAATCATGAGTCAGTAAAGAGAAATCTTTGCTGGCTTTATTTTTTAGGAAAGGAGGGAACCCGATGGAGTCAATCATAGCAGCTGCAATCAGCGGCGCAGTAACACTCATTGTCTGTATGGTGAATAACCATTACCAGAATGCTTCAACCAGAAACCTGCTTGATTACAGGCTTACGAAGCTGGAAGAAAAAGTAGACAAGCACAATAGTGTAGTAGAGCGTACCTACAAACTGGAAGAACGCATGGCGGTGCAAGAGGATAAGATCAAGGTAGCGAACCACAGAATTGATGATTTGGAGGATGTCACCAGTGGGAAAGCGTAGCAAAAGGCCCCAGCGTGGAAGCAGAAAGACCTACACCAAAAAGATGATGTCCCGCATTATCACGGTAGCATTGATAGATATGCAGTTTCCGTTTGTTCTGGCTTTCTTAGGCAAGACAAATATAGCGGAAACGCTTGGAGGCCTGATCGTGACAGAGATAATCGGTGTCTTTTTGGTCTACTGTGCTAAGTCATTTTTTGAGACGCGCGAGTCAGAAAAAATAAGAATGGAAGAAATGGAAAAGGAAATAGGTTCGGAAGAGCCTGAGTCAGAAGGGTTGGAGGAAATTGAATTATGAATACATTTATGAATTGGGTAACAGAAAATTGGTTTCTCATTATTGCACTCGCAGCAGTATTGAGTTGTGCAGGAGTAGCAGTATACAAATTTGCGGGACTGCCAACAGAAAAGCAGATTAAGAAGCTTGAAGAGTGGCTGCTTTATGCGGTTACTGTAGCAGAAAAGGAACTGGGCGGTGGAACCGGTGCATTGAAGCTGAGATATGTATATGACTGGTTTGTACGGACTTTTCCGTGGCTTGCAAAGATGATTAGTTTTGAACACTTTTCCAAGATGGTAGATGGCGCATTGGAGCAGATGAAAAAGATGCTCGAAAGTAATAAGGCCGCTAAGGAGTTTGTGAAAAAGGAGCAGGTATGACAGAGATCATTCTGAAACGAATTGGCATTGCTTTGGTTCTATTGGCTGCCATTGTTATATTTGTGATCGCACCCCTTGTTACGGCATGGGGTGTGGTCAATGGGAAGCTGGATGTGGAAAGCCTGGAACCGTATGGAAACGTGCAGGAACAGATCCGGGCAGAGCAGATGATACAGTGATGGAGGATTTAGCATGAGTATGAAAGGAATTGACATATCCCACTGGCAGCAGGGAATAAACCTGACATCAGTGACATGTGACTTTGTAATTATCAAGGCCACCCAGGGGACAAAATATGTAGACCCCTGCTTTCAGAAATTCTGTGCCCAGGCAATGTCCCTGGGAAAGAAGATAGGGTTGTATCATTATTATGGAAGCGGGGAGCCGGAAGCCCAGGCAGAGCACTTTCTGCAGACAGTCAGAAGCTACATAGGGAAAGCTGTTCTTGTCCTCGACTGGGAGGTAGACCAAAACCCTGATTTTAAGAAGGGACCGGCACTGCCAAAGAGGTTTCTGGACTATGTTCTGGCAAAAACAGGGGTGCACCCCTTAATCTACATGAGTAAGTCCGTCTGCCGGGAATATAACTGGACAGAGGTGGTAAAGGGAAACTACGGCTTATGGATGGCGCAGTATGCCAATAAGAAGCCCACAGGCTATCAGGACAAGCCCTGGACAGATAGTAAGGGCCTTGGGGCATTCAAGGGGTATGCAATGCATCAGTATTCCTCCAAGGGGCAGCTTCCCGGGTATGGGGGAGATCTTGATCTGGATATTGCCTATATGACACCTGCAGCATGGGACCGGTACGCAAAGGCGGATCCGACCCTTATGAAGGCCAAACCGGTACTCCAAAAAGGGAGCCGGGGAGAAGAAGTCAGGGAGCTGCAGCAGCGCTTAAATGCATCTGGATATTCCTGCGGCAAGGTTGACGGGATCTTTGGCCAGAAAACCTTAGAAGCCGTCACGGCATTTCAGGCTGACCGTGGTCTGGCTGTTGATGGGATTGTTGGCGCAAAGACCTGGAATGAATTGAATAAATAAGTGAGCAGGCCCCGGTGTAATGCCGGGGCTTTTTGTACAGCAAAAATTACTTGATAGGATCCATTTTTGGGGGATAAAATTAAAGTACATGAGAGAAAAACAAAGCTGTAAATATACAACAAGTATACAAAAAATGCTTCTAGCCCTATAAAATGGGGGGATAAAATTAGGATGTTGTTAAGGA